TACCCGCTCGTGAAGTTTCGTCGTAGAGCGATTGAATCCTACGTTCTTTACGGGGATCGTTACGCAACCCCAACTGCTGTCGCGAAAGCACCGTTGAGCGCAAGTACGAAAGAGATTGATACTCTGTACGATCACCTTTCTAACTTGAGTCAAGAAACGGCAATGATCTTGCCCGAAGGTTACGAGCTAGAGTTTGTTACACCGTCCGGTAGTCCAGACGTCTTTAAGAATCTGATTGACTATATTGACAAAGAAATCAGTGTTCTTATTTGCGGGGAGAACGAGGCGGGTCAAGCTGAGGCTGGTTCTCGTGCTTCGTCTCAAGTTGCCAATGTTGTTCGTGTTGTGCGAGCGTCAGAACTCTCTGAGATCATTTCTCAGACCCTGACGCAAACGCTCGTTCGTTGGATTGTTGACCTGAATTTTGGCACAGATGTTGCAGCTCCCGTTCTGACTCGCGAGTTTCGGATTGAGGAGTCAACATTGACGATGCCTGACGTTTCTCTGCTTATTCAGTCAGGTTTTACGCCCAAGAAAGAGTGGCTGGAGCGTCATTTCCGGGTGGAGTTGGATGACAAGAAGGCTAGTGGTGGCGCACCTGCTGAAGCTGCCGCAACTACTTACGACCCGGCCCAAGACGCAGATTTATACGGCTCGATTTTCGGCGTCGGGGATGAGCAAACTTCGCCGGATGTTTCTGCGGAGGATGCCGGAATTCCTCCGGATCAAACTGGTGCAGAAACCGAAAGCGGAACTGATCAAGGTGTTCCGGGGGAAGAACTGTGAGCAAGGGTAAAAAGTATTATCAGATCCCTTTTTAGACTGTGTTTACGAAAAGAATTCACGTTTTCAAAGCGGGTGACCAAACCTCCGCTCAAGGGGTTCAACGAACCTTTTCGCCTACTGATCTTCAGCAGGTAGTTGACACCTACGACCCCAAAGTTCACGAGGCTCCTCTTGTTCTTGGGCATCAGGGTGACAACGATAGTTTGCCCTCATTCGGTTGGATCCAAGGGTTTAAGCGGGATGGGGCAAACCTTTACGCAGATGTCGCTTTTACCGACACAGCTAAAGATTTGGTGAAGGATGGACATTACCGCAAAGTTTCCATCTCATTCTATTCACCCGATAGCCAGATAAACCCTCACCAGGGTCAATGGAGCGCGAGGCATCTTGCCTTGCTTGGGGCGTCCCCCCCGGCAGTCAAGGGGCTTGAACCTTTCTCATTCACCGAGGAGGATGGTTGTTTTGATTTTGCCGTGGAACTCTCCCCGGATCAAATCTTCGACACCGAACTCGGACCAACATTGATTGTTGAGAAAAGTCCTCTTGAGATTCTTCGCGAAAAACTCGAGGAAGTGCGGCAAGACGTCTCGTCTGCCGTTCAAGACCTTCAAGATTCTTCGCAGAATCAAAAAGAGACTCAAGTTGACGAAGCGGCTGGCCCAAAGGCAGCAGCTGAAATCGCTAGTCCCGAAGCGAGTCAACAATTTAACGAAAAGATCAAAACCAACGAAATCACTCAGCAGACGGCTGACCTTGAAGACCAATTCCCAGAGGAACAATTTATGGAAGACGGAAAAATCAGCCGTAAGCGCGCAAAGGGTGCTCATGGCCAAGTAGTTCAAGTCGTGGAGAATGTCTACGACGAACAGCACGGGGAACTCCCCCCTGCCCTCAGAGCAAAGGCCGAAGAAATGAAAGCCAAAGCCAAAAAACTCAAACCAGGGGAGAAAGTTGAGATGGAGGAAATGAGTTACGACGAAGTTTCCTACAAGTCCAATCCTTCGCCTGGCGTTGTAAAGTTCGGAACAAAGAAAGAGAGCGACGAAGATGACGACACGGGTCGTTACGAGACTGCTCGTTCTACTGACAACGGTTATGCTGACCGCATGAAAGTTGGTAAAGAAGGAGCTGGTGGAGTTGGCGAAGACCGTATGAACACTGCCAAGAGCAGTGAGCAAGATACCGATCGTCTGAACACACCGAAAAACGCTGCTCAAGACGCAGATCGTAAGAAAACTGCGAAAGACAGTTCTGACAACGCAACCGGCGAATCTCGTTGGGCAGGCCAGGCTGAAGCGGAAGAGCGTGTAGAAAACATGGATCAGTACGACACTGATGCCAAGAGCTACCCCGAACCGAATCAGCCTAAGACTGCCTCTGGCGCTAACCCCGCTGGACGGGAAGATTCCGACACTCGGATTCCTACCGAGACCGAAGAGTCTCCTGACAATGAAGTTTTCGCAGTCAGCACGATTAACGTGATGTCTGACGGAAGTATGCGCGTCATGCGTCAAAAGAGCACCGACGGCCGTCAAGCTGTCAAAGGTGGTAAGATTGACCATGCCGAGCCTCAGCCTGCCGAGACAACTTCCGAACTCGGCGTTACCGCCATGGGTGAAGTTGACGACGATCTGGTTCAAGGCAAAGCCAAACAGAAGAAAGGTCAGCTGGTTCCCGGTCAGTTTGAGGGCGGTGTCGCTGAAATCACCGGACCCGATGGTGTTTTCTCAGAAGGATACAAGGGTGAGAAGAAAGCCAAAGGCAAGCAACTCACACCTGGCGCCATGGACGTCACTGACGAAGCAAATCAAACTGTCGGTCCCGACGGTGCTTTCTCGGAGGACAATCTGAGTGGTGATTTTGAAGGTGGTCCGAACCAAACCACCAAGCGTTCCGGAGGTGTTTTCGCTGAAGAGCACGGCGAAAAGAAAAATCCCTACACCAAGACCGGCTTCGGTTCAACTTACGAAGAAGACGACGGCGATGATTCGGACGAAGAAGAGTACAACGAACTCTCGTCAGATCATTGCAACATGAACTACGGCATGGGTTCAATGGCTCAGAAGAACCCGCAGGGTTTCCCGGAAGCCATCTATGCGGAACTCGACCGCCTCAAGAAAGAGCACGCGGAGCTTCAGCGCCGTTACGCAGAAGGTAAGATGAGTGCCCGTAGAGAGAAGATTGCTTCTTTCGTTGAGTCACTTTACGACGAAGGTCGTCTTACAGACGGTATCATGCCTCAGTCGGAACTTCAAAGTTACTGCGAAGGTCTGGACTTCGGAACCCTTGAGTTCTCGGAAGGCGAAACCGCTGCCAGCAAACTTCTTGGTCTGCTGAGCAAATTGCCCCCGATGGTTACCTACGGCGAAGTCGCTGGCGGAACTTTCCAATACTCCGAGGAAGACCTGGACCCCCACTCAAAAGCCCTGAAGATGGTCGAGTCTGAGGGAATTGACTACGTCGAAGCTATCAAGCGCACGATGTACAGCTGAGGTTTGAAATGGATCTCCTCTCGCTGATTGGCATGGCCACGAAAAGGAGGGGAGATTATTTCACCCAGGCCGAGGCTCTCCGGAAGAAAGTTGCTTCTCAACCTGAACTTGAGGAGCAAATGGCAACCGAAGCCAAAGTTTTGGTGAAAGGTCTTCGGGATAAGCAAATGAGGTGGGAAGAGTACGAGAGATCGATTCTTGATAAAACTCTCATTTCTGCGCTCGCCGCTGTCAACCTCGGTGCCGAAGACATCAACCCTCGAGGGAAGATGGAACGAGCCTGGCCAACTATTGTTGGTCAGATGCTCCCCCCTTTACATGAATTTTTGGTTGAAACAAAAAACTCGATTGACGACGGAAGTATTCTTCTTGGCAATAAAACTGAAGATTTCGGAGAAGTTTCAAGTTGGCCTGGGTTACTCACTCGTGTAATTCGTTATTTGGCAAACCCGTCTTACTCTTTCTTCAACCTTGGTCAGTACTACGTTCGCGAAGACCAGGGTTATCGCGAGATGCGTCGAGTTCCAGTTTTAGATAGAAAAACTTGCCCCGATTGTGTGAACTTTGGGCAACTTGGTTGGCAACCTCTGGGAACTCTCCCGATGCCAGGTCAAGATTGCCAATGCTACGATCGTTGTCGGTGTCGTATTGACTACCGATAGGGTAAAATAAAAACATGAAAATCAACTACCATGTACACCACCTCGTCCCCAAACATTTTGGGGGAAGTAACGATCCCAGTAACTTGGTTAAAGTGAACAAAGCAATGCATGCTTTTATGCATAGGCTGCGCTACCTGGAAACCGGGGATTACCTGGATTGTTGTGCTGCTAATCTTCTCTCCGGAAGTTGGACAGCAGACGAAGCAAGAAAAGCCGCCGCCGCTGAGGGTATTCGCAGGAGCAAAAAAGCGAAGGCCGCCGCGAGGCAAAACTGGCAAAACTACAGCAAAACCGATCGTCACAAAGAAACCTCAAGATTGGGTAGCCTTAATCAATCCCTTGAGGACAAAGCCAAAGGCGGTAAAATAGCCGGTAAAAAACCTTACTGGAACAACGGACTAAACAACAAAAGGTCTCATACGTGTCCTGGTGAGGATTACGTTTTAGGCAAACTACCCGTCGGAAAAATTAACAGAACCTATAAACAGTGCCCTCACTGTGATCTGATGATTTCGTCCAACAATCTTACTCGTCACATTTTGGCGAAACATTGAAGTCCACCCTCTAAGATAAAATCATGAGCACTAATTCAGGTCCGATTTACGGACGCCAGTACATCCGTTACGCAGAAACTTTCGAAGCTCCTGCTGACAATCAAGACGGCGACGTCGGTGTAGTTGAAATCGGCGAACTTCGCGCCGTTTCTTACGCCACCTGGGCTGGCCCCAACTTCGCCGCCGCCCCCGATGCTTTCACCACCCCGAGTGGCGTTACAACCATCGTTGGTATTAACCAGGCTTACATGCCTACCGCGCTGGCTCAGCCTTATACCGCTCGTCAACTGACCGTTGCTACCTCCGGTCTGCTGTTGATCGAGAACGACCCCGCGCATCCTTTCGTGACTCCCGGCGACCTCAACGTTCCCCTGAAGATCAACGCTCTTGGTCAAGCCTCCAAGACAGGCGTTACCGTCACTCTTGACGGCACTACTCCCCGTATTCGCGAAATCGTAAACATCGGCGGACGTAGCCTTGTTCTTGTCAGCTTCGCCTGATAAATAGCCTCAGTTGGGCGTCCGATAGTCGTTAGGCTCATAGCCTAGAAAGACGCGGAGTAAGTCCCAACTGTGGTTTTCAACCATTTGAAGTCGTTTTTTAATTAAGGAGACTCCCTCCCATGATGAACCTCCAGCAAACCTATGCTGGCGTAGATCCGATTCTGACTACGCTTGCACAAGGTTTCATGCTTCCGGCGACAAATATCGCCAACTTTATCGCTCCCGTCGTTGACACCCCTACTCGTGCTGGCCGCATTCTGCGCTTCGGCAAAGAGCAGTTCGCTATCAACGACTTCCGCCGCGCTTACGGAACCAACATTCCGTACGTTCAAAGCCGTTACGACTCGGAGCCTTATGCTCTTGAGCAAGAAGTCGTGGCTTGGGAACTTCCTGAAGAAGTGATCGAGAACGCTGGCGAAGGTCCTGCTCAGGTTGACCTGCGTGCGATTGAAACACGCAACGCAATGAGCCGCCTGATGAATGCTTACGAATATACCGTGAGCCAGGCTATCACTGTGACCGGCGGTTACAACCCGTACGAGCCGAACACTGGCGCCGGCACTCAAACCGGTCTCGGTTTCGTTGACTGGGCTGCTTTCAAGACTGCCTACAGTTCCGCTGCTGGCCCTTCGGCTTGGTCGTCACTGACTTCTAACCCGATCGAAGACGTTCTGAGCCTGAAGCGTTCAGTTGCCAACCAAATCGGTATTCGTCCGAACTCGATGGTTCTTGGAACCGCCGTGTTTGACCAACTGCTGACCAACCAGGCTATCCTTGAGCGTATCAAGTACACCAGTGCCGATTCAATCGACACCGACATGCTTGCTCGCTACTTCGGTCTTGAGCGTGGCCTGCGCGTTGCCGAAGGCCGTTATCTGGCTGAAGACGGTACTCTGCAGCCTGTGTTCCCTTCAAACGGAATCCTGCTGTTCTACAGCCCCAATGGTCCTTCCGACAGCGTGATGCCTGCCGGTGGCGCTAACGCCGCTACTCCCGCATTCGCTTACACCTACCAGTTGACCGGCACCCCCGCCGTTCGCCCCGAGTACTACATTCGTGAGCGTCGTGTGGTTCGTGCTGAAATCACTGTTGAGCGTGTTGTAAACCTTGTGGGCCTTGGCGCCACGGGTCTTATCGGTTCTGGCGCTATGATCTCCAACATTCTTGGTTGATCCAAGAGTACTATAAGGAGGTGTCATCATGGCTATTTTAAGACCAATTACCAAGTCGCAATACGAAGTTTCTTTCACGGCCCTCGGTGGACCAACTTTTACAGCGGTATTTACCAAATTCAGCGGTGTAAAAGACTCAGCCGAAGAGAGCAAATACGCCAACGGCTCTGGAAACAGACTGTTCCACGTTATTGGCCCTCGCACCGCTGACGACGTAACTTTAACTGCACCATACGACCCTACCATCTTCAAACAACTGGAGCAATTCTGGCTGAATTACAACTGTGAGCCAATCACAGTGACTGTTACGCCTAAAGATTGCACTGGCTCCGGATCTGCTCCTGCAGGCGGTCAGTACATTATGTACGGTTGTCAATACAAGTCGGTTACAACTGCCGACGTTGATCGTGAGAGTGGAAACGTTCAGACTATTGAATGTGTGTTCACTGTAAATTACTGGGAGCGTACTTGATTCGTTTCCTTTCGATAAACTCTTTATCCCTGACTTCGGTTGGGGATTTTTTGTGGAAGGGTAAAACCAATGCAAGAAGGTAGTCCAGCAGGATTCATGAAGACAACTTTTTCTAGCGGTGTTATTGTCACGAGCCAGTGGCTTAACGGTGCCAAACAGATTTCGTTCGATGGCCAGGATTTAGATTGGCATTATCCACCTCTTGGCCTAAACTCATTCGTCACGGCTGGCCCAAACGGCCTGGATTCCAGGTATATTACCCTAACTACTCCGCAACCAAACTTGGAGGGTGGTCAACTTGTTAGCGGTATTGCAATATCCGGTTCAAAAGTTGTCACAGGGGTCTGGAATTTCGGTTATGACCCGGGAGGAATTAACCCTGAAAATATCAAGTTAAACGCACCGAAAAGTTTTACAACGAACGATAAATATAACAACCCAGAGGGTTACCCAACCCCAACCATTCCGCAAAAGTTCAACAGTCTTAGTCCTGAAGATTTAATTACCAAACTCATCCTTAAGGATCAGATTGATTACCTGATCGAGAATCTGGTCATCGATAACGGTGTATACTACTCCGAGACTGTTCCCTCTTGCTATAACTATTCGTCTTCGGGCGGTAGCTTAACCGTTTGCCCAGAGTGATGAGGTTCTTCTGTGCCTAGATACGCACCGCTACCATCTATTCCCATCGACCCTCGCAACGAAGCGCAGCTTGTTCAAGCCGCTTCTCAAAGGGTGTACCAAGCGTCGAATCAGACCCTTAATGATTTC